GTTCTCCGTACAGGGTCGCGGATAATCCAGTAATCTCGCGTGGCGCGTTCGAGACGCGTTCGAGACGAGTTCGCGCGAGGTGTGGAGAACAGGTAGGCAGGTGAACGATGGGTGGCAAGGGATCTGGGAGACGTCCCAAGCCCGCAGAACAGAAGAGACGCATCGGGAACCCCGGCAAGCGTCCTCTGCCTTCGGATGCGGACATCATCGCGTTGCCCGCGCTCGCGTCGAACGTTCCCGAGCCTCATCGTCCGTTGGGTGTTCACGGCAAGGCTCTCTGGGATCGCGTCTGGACGTCGGGTGCCGCGTGGCTGCGTCCCGCGTTGGATGGCGATCTGATCCTGATGGCGTGCGAGATGACGGACGAGCGCACCGTGCTGCGCCAGATCGTGTTCTCCGATACGAGCAAGTGGCGGGAACGTCGAGCGTTGCGTGAGATCGACCGCCAGATTACTAGCCTGTTGTCGCAGATCGGTTTCAGTCCTACCGATCGCGCGTCGCTCGGGATAGGGGATCACAAGGAGCATGAGTTCAGCAAGATCAGACAGAGGATCGACGCCAAGAGGTCTGCTGCCAGCAAGTAAGTGGGCGCCTGCGTTCTACACGCAACGGATCTCGAAGTTGAGCGACGGTGACGAGATCATCAACTTTGCGCGCGAGCACTTCGTGGTCGTCAAGGGGTTCCGTTCTGGTGAGCCGTTGGAGTTCACCCCGTGGCAACAGTGGCTGTTGCGCGCGCTCTTCGAGCGCAACGCGGACACGGGTCGACTTCGCTACCGACGCGCTCTGATCGGGCTGCCGCGCAAGCAAGGGAAGTCTCTGATGCTGTCGGCGGTCGCTGTCTATGGGCTGATTGCTGGAGAGTCTGGCGCGGAGGTCTACGTCGTTGCGGGAGATCGTCAGCAGGCACGCATCATCTTCGGGGAGGCGAAGCAACAAGTGCAGATGAGTCCGATCCTGAGCGCGGAGTGTCGCGTGTATCGCGACGCGATCGAGATGCCACGGTTCGGCTCGGTACTTCGCGTCCTCTCGTCAGAGTTCAAGGGTCAGGCGGGACTCAACCCGTCGCTTGTTCTCTTCGACGAACTCTGGAACCAGACGACCCCTGATCTGTACGATCAGATGACGCTCGGCTCGGGCGCGCGCATCGAGCCTCTCGTGGTCGCGATCACGACGGCGGGCTACGACCTCGACACGGTCGCGGGTCGTCTGTACCGATACGGCAAGTCGTGTTCGGCTGGAGAGATCAAGGATCCGTCGTTCGGGTTCTGGTGGTGGGAGGCGACGAAGGATTGCGAGATCGGAGACGAGCACGCGTGGCACGTCGCGAATCCGAACCTGCGCGAAGGGCTGATGGATCTCGAGGACATGAGGACGGCGATGCGTCAGTCAGATGAGTCAGCCTTCCGTCGCTGGCGTCTCAACCAATGGGTCGGCAGTCAACAGTCGTGGCTGCCAGCGGGCGCGTTCGAGAAGTGCAAGAGCGACCTCGAGTTGGATCGTGACCTTCCTGCGTTCGTCGGGATCGACATGGCTCTGAAGCACGACTCAATCGCGGTCGTGGTCGCCCAGCCGCAGGGCGATCGTCTCGTGGTGCGCTCGAAGATCTGGGACCCCGAAGTCGTGAGCGTCGACATCGCGATGGTCGAAGAGCATCTGAGGTTGCTGCACGCGACGTACAACGTCCGCGAGTTCGCGTATGACCCCGCGCTGTTCCAACGCTCGGCTGAGGCTCTCGTCGACGACGGGCTGCCGATGGTCGAGTTTCCGCAGTCGGCTACGCGCATGGTGCCAGCGTGCAACAACGCCTATCGGTTGATCGTCGAGGAACGCGTGGCGCACGACGGCTCGCCTACGTTGACGGATCACGTGCTCTCTGCGGCGCAACGGACGACCGAGATCGGCTGGCGGCTCTCGAAGGGACGGAGCAAGCGGAAGATCGACGGCTGTATTGCGATGGTCATAGCCCTCGATCGCGCGACGTCCCGCCCGTCGAACGATGGCAAGCCTGAGCCGAACGTCGTGAACTTGTGGCAGACTTAGCGCATGGTCAAGGCACTTGTTGAGATCGCTGGCATCTGTTCCGTCGTGGCAGGGGTGGCGATGTTCTCCGTTCCGTTCGCGCTGATCGTTCTTGGCGTAGCGACGATCGTGATTGTCGAGCGCAACTGATGGCTCTGTTCCGCGCGTTCGAGCGTCGTGCGTTGCCGCCATCTCTCGATCCGTATGGCGTGACTCTTCGTCCCGCGATCGCGAACTGGTCGGGCGAACTCGTCACGGAGACGACCGCCTTTGCTCACTCTGCGATGCTCGGCGCGATCACGTTGATCGCCGACTCAGTCGCGTCGATGCCCGTCGATCTGATGCGCGAAGTCGACGGAAGGTATGAGAGCATCACGCGTCCCAGCGTGCTCGTCAAGCCGAACTCGCGTCAGACGATGTTCGAGTTTGTTCACCAAGCGATCGCGACGCTCGCCGTTCACGGCAACGCGTACATCCTCGCGTCGAGCCGCGTCGGAGACGCGCCGACCGTGATGACGAACATCCATCCTGACCACGTTCGTCGAGTCGTGTACAACGAAGATGGCACGACGAACTACGAGACTCAGTTTGGCAACTTCACGTCGGACGAGATGAAGGCGATGCGCTGGCTGGTATTCCCCAATCAGACGTTCGGACTCTCGCCGCTACAGGCGATGCGCAACACGATCGGTACTGGCATCGCGATGGATCGGTTCCTCGCCCAGTTCTACGGCGAAGGTGGCACGCCGTCGTCAGTCCTCGAGACGGACGGCACGTTGACCGAAGAGCAGGCGCGACTCGTCCGCGACACGTGGGAGGACTCGTACCGTCAGAGGCGTCGCCCAGCGGTTCTCGTCGGCGGGATGAAGTGGCGTCCGATCACGACGTCGGCTGCGGACATGGAGATGCTCGGTCATCGTGAGGCGATCGTTCGCGACATCGCGCGCGCGTATCGGATCCCGCTGCACTTGCTCAACGGTACGGGTGGCGACTCTCAGACGTATCAGAACGTGGAGAGTGCTGGCATCAACTTCGTGCGCTACACGCTGTTGCCGTACATCCGTAGGTTCGAGATGGCAATCAGCGAGTTCTTCCCCGTCAATCAGGCGATCAGGTTCGACACGGACGAGTTCCAGCGCGCTGATCTTCTCACCCGCGTTCGTGCTCAGCAGACGCAGATCGCGTCGGGAACGCTGTCGCCCAACGAGGCGCGATTTGAAGAAGGGCGCGAGCCGTACGAGGGCGGTGATCAGTTCTTCGTCGCTATGTCTGGCGTGTCCGCTAACATCGCTGACGAGACGCTCGGCACCGACGCCAACCCGCCGAAGTAGGAGAACCGATGCGCGCATACGCGACAACCGTGAATGGCGCGACGGCAACTCTTCTCGTCGACGCGGACAACGTCAACCGTACGGTCTACGTTCACGTTGTTGGCAATCAGGCTGTCGCTCTTGGTGGCGCGTCTGTGACGTTCGCTACGGGCTTGCTGACCGAGAAGCACACGGCACCTGTCGCGTTCTTCGTGCCGCTGGGTGAGAAGATCTATGGCATCTGCAATACTGATCAGACGGAAGTGGTGCGCATACTCGCGCCAGATCAGGACTAGTCATGCCATACGGGATCTCAAACAAGCAGAGCGACTGCGGCGGCTGGGCTGCCGTGTTCGCTGAGCCAGACGGCTCGTGGACGGTCATCGGTTGCCACGAGTCGAAGCAAGATGCGATCGAACAGATGGTGGCGGCGTCGATCTCCGAGGGAACCGATCCGCTCGGCAGCATCGATCCCGAAGAGAACTCTGCCAAGCGCGAAGGCTGTATGTGCCACTGCGCCTGCTGTTGCGAGTGCGAAGAGGACGACGAGGACGAGATGGAGGACGACCTCGAGAGCGAAGATGAGGGCGAGATCGAAGAGCCTGACGAGACGGAGATGGAGATGGAGTCGCGTGAGATGCCGTCGCTTGTCGCGCCGTCGTTTATGGCGTCTGCGGCTCGACGCGGTCTGAAGTTGTACGAGCAAGGCGAAGGCGGCGACGGGCTACGTCCCGCGACGATCAACGATGCTCGCAAGATGGCTGCGGGTACCGCTCTCAGCGAGTCGAAGTGGAGGCGCATCGGTCCGTGGATCGCGCGCCACATCGTCGATCTCGACGCGGTCGAAGGTGACGAGATCACACCGGGGCTTGTTGCGATGTTGCTCTGGGGTGGTGGTCCCTCGAAGTCTGCGGCGCGTCGCGCCCAGAACTACGCGGAGCGTCTCGTCGAACAGATTGATGCGGAGACAGAGGCTGCACGTTCCGCTAGCATCGCGACGATGATCGACGAAGAGACGCGCACGACTGACGCCGAGTACCGCTGGTGTGCTGTTGGCTCTGATGAGCGACGTATCGCCTACACGACTCTCGAGGCACGTCAGATCGACGAGAAGTCTCCGACGCTCGTCGGCTACGCCGCCGTGTTCGACTCGCCGTCTGAGCCGATGGGGTTCACCGAGTACGTCCGTCGCGGCGCGTTCGCCAAGACCATCAAGGATGGTGCCGACGTTCGCCTGCTGATCGACCACGAGGGCGTTCCGCTCGCGCGTACGAAGTCAGGCACGCTTGCTCTCGCTGAGGACGAGCGCGGTCTGCGCGTCGAGGCTCAGTTGGATCCGTCGAACCCAGACGCGGCGCGCGTAATCTCCGCGCTGCGCCGTGGCGACGTCTCGCAGATGTCGTTCGCGTTCCGCACCATCAAGGACTCGTGGAACAACGATCGGACGATCCGAGAGTTGCGCGAGGTTCAGTTGTTCGATGTCTCCGTTGTGACGTTCCCCGCGTATGAGGCGACCGTTGCAGAGTTGCGCGCGAAGAGCGACGTTGCTACCATCGCTCCGACGACTTCGTTGTCTGTGCGTCGCGCACAGATCGCGCTCAGCCGTCACCGATAGCAAGCCGATCGCGTAGCCGACTGAGAGTCACTCCGCGACCACTTGTCGCCCCTACAAGTGAACACGGAGAACAACATGAAGAAGATGTCCGAGCAACTGACCGACAAGCGCAACGCGCTGCTTGCCAATGCCGATGAGATCGTGCAGCGTGCCAGCGTGGAGTCGCGTGACCTGACCGCTGACGAGGACGGCGAGATCGCTGCCGCTCTGACTGCGGTGAAGGATCTCGACGATCAGATCAAGCGTCACCTCGACCTCGAGGGTCGCATCGAGTCGAGCGAGAGCCGCAAGGCTCGTACCGTCGAGGCTGCCGCCACGACCGTCAAGAGCGAGCCGCGTACGTACCGCGCCGAGGGTGAGCACTCGTTCATCGCTGACGCGTACGCCGCACAGTTCCGTGGCGACTACGCCGCGCAGGAGCGTCTCGCCCGTCACCAGAACGAAGAGCGCGTGGAGCGTCGCGACGTCACGTCCGCGAACTTCTCGGGACTCGTCGTGCCGCAGTACCTGACCGATCTCGCCGCGCCGTTCGCTCGTGCGGGTCGTCCGACTGCCGACATCGCGCGCAAGCACGCCCTCCCCGCGTCGGGACTCACGCTGAACATCAGCAGGGTCACGACGGGTTCGAGCGTCGCCGAGCAGACCGAGGGTGCCGCCGTCTCTGAGACGAACATGGACGACACCCTGCTGACGATCGACGTCAAGACCTACTCGGGTCAGCAGAACGTCTCGCGTCAGGCTCTGGAGCGTGGCACGGGCATCGACGCGCTGGTGATGGCTGACCTCGTGTCGGCGTACCACACGACGCTCGACGCCGCTGTCGTGAACGAGATCAAGGTGGGCAACGGCAACACCGTGACCTACACCGATGCGTCTCCGACCGTTGGGGAGTTCTACCCCAAGTTGCTCGACGCCATCCAGAAGATCCAGACGTCCTTCTTTGCGGGACCGAACGTGATCGTGATGCACCCGCGTCGCCTCGCGTGGATCCTCGCGGCTCTCGACTCGTCGAACCGTCCGCTGGCTGTGCCGACGATGAACGGCGCGATGAACGCCGTGGCTGTCGGTTCGGGTTCCGTCGTCTACGGCAACTCGGGCTATTCGATCGCTGGACTGCCCGTCGTCACCGACGCAAACGTTCCGACCAACCTCAACACCGATCAGGACGCTGTCTACATCGGCAACTCGCAGGAACTGCACCTCTGGGAAGATGGCGCAGGCGAGCCGATGATGCTGCGGTTCGAACAGCCGAAGGCAGCCGAACTCGACGTCACGATGATCGTGTACGGCTACAGCGCGTTCACGGTTCGTCGCTACCCGAAGGCTTGGGCTGAGATCATCGGCACGGGTCTGGCGGCTCCGACCTTCTGATCACGTCTCTGACGTCGCGTCCGTCTGTTAGCCTTCGGGCTACAGGCGGGCGCGATAGTCAGGAGATCGTATGAACGAACAGGTCAAGGCTCTTCTCGCAGAGCGAGATGGGTATGCACGGCGCGGTCTGAAGGATCGCGTCAAGGCAGTTGACGAGGCTCTCGAGGCGTTGGGGCATAAGGCTCCGCGCGTCAGCGAGATCGTCGAGACTGCGAGCGTTGCTCCGTCTGAAGAGAACGCCTCTGCACGCAAGACAGCCACGCGCCGTAAGGCGTAGTCGTGGCGATCGTCAACGGCTACTGCACGCTTGCCGAAGTCAAGGCGGCTCTTCGCATCAGCGACTCTGTCGATGACGCGATGCTGGAGCGCGCGGTCGAGTCTGCGTCTCGTCGCATCGACGGGTACTGCGGACGGTTCTTCTTCACGAAGGTCGCAACGCTAGATCTCTTCGCGAACAACGAGGTTCGTCTGATGGTGCCTGACGTCTCGTCGACTACGGGTCTGACCGTCTCGACGGACGACAACGATGACGGAACCTTTGAGACTGTCTGGACGCTGAACGTCGACTACAAGGTGCTGCCAACGGACGCGGTCCTTCAGGCGTATCCCTATACGTCGATCATGGCGATCGGCAACAAGACCTTCCCCGGCGCGTTCTATCCGTGGCGTGGTATCGCTCGCGCGACGGAACGTCCCCTTGTTCGAGTCGCGGCTACGTACGGCTGGGCTGCCGTTCCGCACGACGTTCGTGAGGCGGCGATCATGCTGTCCGTGCGCCAGTACGCGCGTCTGAACGCGCCTCTGGGCGTTCTCGGGTTCGGAGACATGGCTGTGAGTGTTCGCTCGGTCGATCCAGACGTGCGCGATCTTCTCCAGCCGTATCGTCGTATCGGGATCGTCTGATGGCGGCGACAGTTGGCGACGCTGCGCAAGCGATCGCTACGCGTCTCGCGACGATCAGCGGGCTGAGGACGTTCGCGTTCGATCCGTCCCAATACAACCCGCCCGTGGCGTTCCCGATCCTCAACTCGGTTCAGTTCCACGACGCCTTTGGTGGCGGCGACGTCGTTATGGACTTCACGATCGTGCTCGTGGCGGCTCGCTGGGCTGAACGCGTCTCATACTCGACGCTGAACGCGTGGATGTCCTACTCGGGATCCTCGAGCATTCGCGCGGCGATCGAAGGCGACAAGACTCTTGGCGGCGTGGTCAATACGTGCGTGCTAGCATCGAGCGCAAGCATCAGCAGTATGACTGCGGGCGAGGCAGACTTCCTGTCTGTCGAGTTCGCACTCACAGTTCACGCGTAGGAGATAACGATGGCGCAATACAAGGTGATCGCATCCAATCTGGACTCGCTTGCCGAGGGTTCGATCGTCTCGGACGACGATCTCGCAGGACTCAACATCGCCGCGTTGCTGGACGGTGGGCATCTTGCTACTGTGGCTGCGAAGTTCACGAAGATCGACGACAGCAAGGACAAGTGATCAACTATGGCGAAGATTGTGTTGACTGACGCAGTGGTGACTGTGAACAGCGTCGTGCTGTCGGAGTACGCGAACTCGGTGACTCTCAACTACGAAGTCGACAGCGTCGAGGTGACTGGAATGTCGAACACGGCGCACCAGTTCACGGGCGGCTTGCAGAACAACTCGTGTGAGATCGCGTTCATGCAGGACATGGCGGCGACGAAGGTCGAGGCGACTCTGTTCCCGCTCGTCGGAACCCAGACGACTGTGAAGATCAAGGCGACGTCCGCTGCGGTGAGCGCGACCAATCCTGAGTACACGCTGACCAACTGTTTCCTCGCATCGCACACGCCTGTCGCGGGTTCGGTGGGCGAGTTGGCGATGACGACCGTGACCTTCACGGGCGGCGCGCTGACGAAGGGAACTGGCGCGTAGCAAGATCCATAACAAGAAGGGAACAACATGAGGCTCGCAGTACGCGTGCACTACAAGGACGGACGGACAGCCGAGACCGTTGCTCAGTTCGCAGACTTCATCGACTTCGAGCGCACTTGGCAGCGGTCGGTGCGTCGGTTCGAGGAAGAGTTGAGGCTGACTGACGTCGCGTGGCTGGCGTGGTCGTCTCTGACTCGAAGCAAGAACGCAACCGCGAAGTTCGCCCCAGACTGGATCGAGACGGTCGAGTCCTGCGAAGTGTTCGAGGACGAAGAGTCGAAGGCGGCTGACGACACCCGCCCTACCTGAGCGACCCTGTCGAGTCGACAGCCACTTGGCTGCTGATCGACTTGGCGTCGCGCTCTGGCATCCCGCCGTCTGAGATCGTTCAGATGGATGAATACCAGCGACAGATACTGTTGCGCTACGTGATGACGAGAGTGAGAACGTAGTGGCACAAGATCCGATCCGTATCCCCGGTATGCGCGAGTTCGTCACGCAGTTGCGCAAGGCGACTGAGGACAAGAGCGGCGAGCAAGCGGTCAAGGACGCGAACGTCAAGACTGGCAACTTTGTGATTGCGATGGCGCAACGCGAAGCATCGAACAAGATGGAGCGGAAGGCGGCGGCGACCCTTACGGCGTCGAAGGCGATGACTGCTGTGCGCGTCGTGGGCGGCAGCGCGGATCGTCCGTACTTCGCTGGCGCGAACTTCGGTGCTCATCGCAACCGTACGCGTCTGATCAAGGCGAAGGTGACGCGAGTCGTCGGGGATCGAACGATTGAGAAGAGAACGCGCGCGACGATGGTGCGACGTGGCGAGGACATCGACAAGGTTGCGAGACGCGTCGAGCGTCAGTTTGTCGACTACCGAGGGAGAACGATCAAGAGACGCAACGCGTCTGAAGAGATGCGTGTGAGGCTGGCACGTACGAAGTCTGGCAACATCCGCAAGATCAAGGGTTGGAATCAGTTCCGCAAGTTCCGCAAGGGCAAGGACTACTTCCTGTATGCGGCGATCCGCAAGAACTTCGACGACATCGTGCGGTTCTACTTCGACGCGTTAGGGGACGCGGTCAAGCAAGTATTCCCTGACTAGGCTCGGCTGCTATGGCGAACGTCCGCAAACTCACTCTCACCATCCTCGGTAACGCGAAGGGTGCAGTTGAGGCTCTTCGCCTTACGGAGACGTCCTCTCAGAAGTTGACGCGGACGATTGGTACGGCGTCGAAGTCGCTTGGGATCGCGTTCGCCGCGATCGGCGCGGCGGGCGCGTACATGGGCAAGCAAGTGTTCGACGGCGCGATGATGGCTGTCCGTGGGGCGGCTGAAGATCAGAAGTCGGTTCGTCTCTTGGAGACTCAGATCCGCGCGGCGACGTTCGCGACGGACGCTCAGATCCGCGCTAATGAACAGTTCATCGCGTCGATGCAGTTCACGGCTGCCGTGTCGGATAGCGAGTTGCGTCCCGCGCTCGCGAACCTCGTGCGTGG